GTATTTAGGTTCTTCTTCCTGAAGTTTTGCCCTAGCTCGTTTTATGCTTGGTGCTGATGTGAGTTTTCCTTTTGCGTACATCTCTAAAAAATCTATTGCTGTTGCTGAATTTATTCCTGACCCTAATTGTGTTGTCAATTCAGAACCCCAAATATTAGCACAAAGTCTGTTGTCATCATCTTTCAGGCTTGGGTAGTTATCTAACCAATACTTAACTTCATCTTTTGTTTTCATATTATATATGTTCTAAGCAAGTTGGACAAAGACCTATGTCTTTAACATCCCCTGTTATTTCATCACCACAGCAAGTGTATTCGATTTCTTCTTGCTCTAATATTTCTTCTATTACTTTGTCTACTTCTTTAATGTTTGATAGTTCTGTTTTCATTTTATTTAGTTTTGGTTAATTTAGTCTTTCTAATTGATACCCACTTATTAGGTCGGTATGTACTTGGTTGTTTGAATCCAAACATCATTTGGAAACTTCCTACTTTTTCAGGGTCGTACAATTTTTCTTTATTCATTTTCGTTTTCTTTTTTATCTGCATATTCTACTGCTTCTTTGCATAACATTATATTATTTGTTTCAATATAATTCATAAAATTTTCTTGCCAATTCATTTTTTCTAAATTAGAACTATTTATATGTAATGCTACTTGGAGCATACCTGATAATTCTTTTGTGTTGAATTCTGTCATTTTAATAATTTTAAAGGTTCTTGATAATAAGGAGTCTTTTCTTTAGGCTGTCCTAATGTCCTAACTTGATATGTTGCATCATCAATTTTTAATTTATGAGCATAAACGAATTTATAAAAGGTTCTGATATTTAAGAATGGTTCATCTTTTCCGAATCTTACACCAATATGAAAGGCGTCTAATACTTGATTCCAAGTCATATTACCGAAACGCTTTTCCTGTATTAAGTCTGCTGCAAATATCTTACTTAGACTTGCTAAGGTTTGTGCGTCTGACCTGTGACCTATCTCAACTGCTGTCTTAGCTAGTAAGTCAAGGACTTTTTCAGTAAGCTCTTTTATGGTTTCTTGTTTTAATGGTTTCATAATTTAATATCGTTAATAGTGTTATCTAGTTCATCTATATATCTATTTACTTCTTGTTCTATATATTCATCAATAAAACATCTTACAGTTTCTAAAATATCCATAGGACATAGAACGTAATCTTGCATATCATTTAACTCATCTAAAAGTAATGATTCAAATTCTTCTATATTTAATTTTTTATTCATAATAATTCTTTTGCTTTTTGCCATTCGTTTATTTGAGCGTCTAACTTAGACATTCCTCCTGACTTAGACTTAGGTTTATCCCATTTCTTTTGATTCGCTGCCCAAGTCTTTAATCTTAACGCTGTTTTCCAAGTTTTGTTTAGTTCATATTTCATCTTAGTATTTGACTTATTTGGTTCAGTCCAATAGTCAATGAATCCATTTAAAATACTTTCTTCATAATCAAAAGTTAAAACTTCAAAAACAAAATCATTACGCCTATTAGATATAGTATTATTAGTTATTCTTATTTCTTTATTCTTATTAATAGTTTGCGTTTTTTTAACAACTAGTTCTTCATTTTCTTCACAACTAGTATTGAAATAACTTAATAACTTGTTTTCAATTATTTTAAAGTGCTGCTTTGCAGGAATACCTACTACCTTAGTTTCTATAATTCCTAAGTCTTTTAAGTTCTTAATTGCTTTCCTTTGTTGGTGTGAAGTCAAGCAAGTATCTTTTTCTATATTCTTAGCTGTATTAAAGAACCAACCGTCAGTCATTCCGTTAGCTATAAAGTATTCTTCTTTACTAATTAGGTCAGCAAGCAGGACTGCACCCTTCAATCCCACCTGCTTTGCTAGTTTCTTGTTTACTATTAAAAATGCTGAACTACTTAATAAGTGTTTCATAAGGTTATAATCTCAATTTCATATTTGAAGTTCTGAAGTGCAAGTTTAACATTTTCTAATTGATTATAGAAGTTCCTGTAAGAAACTTTAATATCAGTACCTACTTCACCTGATTGAATCCTTATTGTTACTTGGTGCTTTGCACTATTAACAACATCATTCTTTCTTAAGTAATCTTTTAGCTGATGTAAATCAAAGAAGGATTTTTTAGAATCTTCTATAGATTGAAAAGCATTAAAGACTTTATTAAATGTATTTCTGTATTTAGGAAATGTTGAGTAATTATGTTTATGATTCTTTTCGTAGTGATAGATTAAAGTTCTATCCCTATTAATTACCTTAGCTATAGTTGAATGCGGTATTTCATATTCTATTCTAGCTATCACACTTGCAATAGTTCTAGCTACCTGAAGTTCTTGTTTTCTACTTTTGTAGCCTAGAGAACCCTTACGCAAGCCTAACAAAGATGTTGTCAGGTTGCATAAGTTTTTAAAGTTATCTTCTTGTGTCATCTTAAAAAGGTAAGTCATCAGACTGAACAGGGGCAACTACTTCACTACCCATAATTGAAAAGTGGTAACCATCTATATTATGAAAGTACCTTCCGTTATATTCTCTTGAATAAACATTACAAAGTATTTTCACATCCATACCAATATCTAGTTTGTTCATTGAATCCATCTTATCACCAAAAGCACTTACTGCTACTTCATTATTAAATTCACCTCCTGTATCAATTAAGATAGATTGTTTCCTCCATTCTTTTCCTGATTTGCTAACCCCTGATTCAACATCTAGCTTCTTTACTAATTTTCCTGATATTTCCATTTTTATTGTGCCTGTTTTAGCAGGTCTTTTTTAATTAAATTATTGTTTCTTAAAACTTTCTGATTCGTCCTCACCAAATACGCCCAACTCATAAAACCCTGTAAGCTTTAGGACTGCACGGCTCATAGCTCTTTTCTCAGCCATCTCCATTACGTACCAGGTATTACAGTTTCCATCTTTAAATCCTGCTCCTTTAAGTGCAGAACCGAAAGTCTGTATAATAGCTCCTTCCTTCTTTGCATTTGCTTTAACTACACAAAAGTCCTTTTCGCAATTGATAACATCATAGTCAATAGTTATGCCTTCTAAAGCCTGTATCTTATCTATTCCTGAGCGTGTAATGATTAAAAAATGCTGATGTTTGAATATATCGTCTTTAGTAAGACCATACTTAATATACTTCTCTTTTAAAATTTCTGTTTTCATATTGTTTATTTTTGTTTATAATTCTGTGCAAATGTATTAAATTTATTTACTTTTTATGTATTTAACTAATTGTTCTTGTATATATTCTAATTGTTCTTTGTCTATCCATTCTAAGAAGTTATAAGAATCGAAACAGATTTGAAAGTCTTTTCCGTATTCATCTGTTCCTCTTAAATATACTTCATTTTCGTGTGCTTGGAATGTATTAATATCATTCATTCTTTTGTGTATCATTTCATCTTGTATTTCTATTGGCATTATATTAAATTTATTAGTGTTGGTGAATTATTGTTTTCTTTATAGTGCTTTAAATGTTCAGGCTTCAACTCAACATTCCAAGAGTCTTTCTGTTGCCATCCGTAAGTCTTTAGCATTTCTTCAAATTTTCTATATACCTGAAGTTCTGTTCCTATTACTATTAACGACCTGCTGCTTTCAACTAAGTCATTATTGAAGTGTCCTGATTTTCTATCATAATTTCTTACGCTTACAGTACTGAACTGAGGTTTTAGCAACCATTCTTCAGCTAAGACTTTCTTGTTGTCTAATTGATAGCCCATAAACTTTGAAAAGTAATCTTTGTTATAATCTACATAAGTAGAATATTCTAGGTATTCTGCGTCTTGTATTGTCATCTTAAAATTTGTTATTAAAGTCAAGTGAATTGTAATAAGTATCTTTTACTTTTACGTATAAATCTCTAACCAATTGAAAAGGCAATAGATTAAGTCCGTCCTCAGTTAATGCAGTATTGTTAGGCAATAGCTCAGGTTTATTAGTTTGTACGTCTAGCAGGCTTACAATAGCTTCCTGCTTAGTGTTTGCTTCTTTTAATTTGAATTTCATTATCTTAGTCCTAAAAAAAGTTCTACTAAGGTAAGAGTACCTAGCAGTAAATATAAGCAGCCGTAAAGTCCTGCTATTCCTAAAAGTGTTTTGATTAAATTTTTCATAGTGCAAATATACAGCTTTTTAGTTAATCACACAATTATAAACAAGTTTATTTACAAAGTTATTAACAATTAAGGTGTTTAACTCTAGGACGAACTTTATAGCTTGTCTAGTGTATTAGTATTAAAAAGAAAAGAAAGTGCCTAAAACGGCTATAGGGGGGTGCTAAAAATAGTGTACTAGCCTTGCTATTTGCCCTGAGTCTTTGGAATGGATGAATCCTTCTACTGCTTTCTGTACTCCACAGAAGCCTTTACGATTGTGCCAACTATCAGTTCCACTAGGTGAACGCATATATTCAACAGTAACACCTATAAAGTCTTTAGCATCTAACCATTTGTATTTTACTTTGTGATGTATGTGGTGAAGATACCAATATCTGTATTTTGTTTCAGCCCACATTAAAGGTCTATCGTTAGCCATTAACATAGGTAGCTTATCCATCTTAGCACCATCACCGTGTTCAAGTCCTATAAGATTAGAACCATACTTGTAATACTTTCGGTGTGATACTGATATATCAAATGTTACATCTTTAGTGTTCCTGAACCAAGACTTTAAAGAGTGTGCTAAATGAAAGCCACTTTGATAATCGTGATTAGACATTGAGTGTACTACATCTACAGGAGCAACTTGTCTTAAAATCTCAACACATTTAACGTATAGTTTTAAAGCTACTTCAAAGTGTTGCCACCATTTACCATCAGCGTCTTGTGGTGTTCCTGCTGTGGTTGTATTATATACATTGTCAATATGTAGTATGTCGTTCCCTACACAAAATAAGACTCTATCTATACTAAACCCTTGAGCCTTGCTAATAAGTCCTGTAACGCCTTCTAAGACTCTATTGTATGCAATCTCTGTATTGTAGTCATCACCTGTTTCTAAAGCAACCCCTAGTTTACCAATATGAATATCAGCAGGGTTTATAACTAAAAGGTGTTCACCTTTAACTCTTTTAATTGTTGGATAAGTTGGTGCGTGATTATCTATTAGATTTTTAATGTCTTCTAATAAATCGTTTTGGTCAGTACCGTATTGTTCTTTGGTAACTATGGAAAAGCGCAAATCACCTCCCATATTCTGCCAATGCTTAACGCTTACAATATCACTCTTATCAATACCTCTATCTTTAAGATGTATGTCTAAGGCTGTATTGCCGTTAATGTTTGACAAGTCCTTTCCCCTGCTTTCATTGATTAGCTCAACTTCTTCAAGGGAAAGTCTTAGTCTTTTTCCTTCTTTTGCCAAACTATTTCTTAGCTACGTCAGCAATACCTTGACCTACGATAAGAACTAAGATAGCGTGATACAACTCTGTTGCAGTAGATTGGTCTACTCCTAAATAAGTTACAAGAGCAGGTACTACTACTGAACTGATTGCGTACCAAAATTTCTTAGACTTTAACATCTGTCCGATAAGGTACTTTTGAAAGAACTTTTTCATAATTATTTATTTTTGATTATTAAGTTAATGTTTTCGCCGCCTAAATTAAGTATTTCTTTCATAACTAAGTCCATAGCTAAGGTTGAGTTATAAACAACGTCTTGTTCACTTCCTAAACCGACCAATATACAGCCGCTTGTATCTTTAGGAGTATTGCCTATGTGGAATAAGATATAACTTCTATTCTCTACATCTTCTACAAGTAAATGTAAATAGTCCCTTGTAGCTGATTCTCTTGCTAGTCTAAGCCTTACTTTGTATTCTCCTTTAGGAATGCAGCTTACGTTCTTCTTGTTATTTATCCAAGGGTTTTCTAGTGTGTCACAGAACCTTTCTCCATTTATAAAAAGCTCGCCTATTGTAGACTTATCTGAGAATGTGTCTCTAATAATAAGAAGATTAATTGTAGTCAAATTAGATTGAATAGGTGGCATAGATTTTAACGCCCTTAACTTCTTTAATAAAAACTTTACGCACTTTAACATCTTCTGTAATTTTAGTTATATACTTAGGATTCAAGCTGTTTAGTTTTCTTTTTTTCATCTGTTTTTTTTATGAAACCACCACTTGTCTACAGTATAAATTATAGAAACTAATAATAAGATTATCTTTAAAGCTACCTCAATATTTGTGAAGGTTGTTACGCTTAGAATTGTTGCGTTCACTCCCACTACTTCTATTGTTTCCTTTGCTATCTGTTTTATTGGCATCTTTTAAGTATGTCTTTAATTTTGTAATATTAATTGGTTTTGTCTTGTAATTTTTCTTCATTAATCAGAAGCATTTAGAAAGTTTCTCAAAGTAAGTTTAGTTCCTTGTCTTGGTGTTTCAAGATTCATATTATTGTAATAATTTTCTCTTGACGGATTTACGTCAGCACCTGTATTTGTCGTATATTCAGGAAAACTTGCTGTATTATTTCGGATGTAGTCTATAAGCCTTTCTCTATAGTAACTCGAAGTATTTAATATTTCTTCCCTAAAGCTTTGAGCTTCTTCCGTACTTAAAGCATTTCCAGTTTCAGAAGTTTTGGAATAGATATTGCCGTTCTCTACTTTGTGCCTAAGATAATTAAAAGCGTGATAAAGACTATACGAGGGAAGCATATCCCCTATATAGTCATCTAGCAAAGTTTTGTAAGCTGCATTTGCAGGAAGGTTTACAGAACCTGCTACAATTAAGGTTTTTAATTTATTGTTAAGGTCAGTACCTAGTGCAGTTTCAACATAGATTTTCTGTGCTTCACGAACGAATGGGAGTAAGATGTCCACGTCCACGTTAAGATTGATTGCGGTGCTATCCTTTAGCTTCGCTTCTGATATAAATAGTACATAGCTCATAATTATCTTGGTTCTAAAAATCCGTTATTTTTCATTCTTTTTGGTGGTCTTGCTACTAAGTTGTCATTCTTTTCTGCTGTAAATCCTTCTGACCTAGCTTTTGTATATCCTATTAATTGACTAGAAGATATTTTACTTTTTGCTCCCCTTAAAGAAGTCTTGTATATTTGTCTTAGCCAATAATGATGACAATTACCACCACCTTTATAAAGCCATATACTATAAGTGTTAGCTCCTCTCGGCCCCCAACCTGGATTTACTGCTCTATTTCCCATTTGTAAAATATCTTCCTTTCGGTATATCTTTTTAGATGAATCCATTAATTTGCAAAAATCTCTAGTTTCTCCTTTTTGTGATAAGAAATTATCTTGAGTGTATACATAACGAACTTTATAAAACTCATTATCTGACTTATTAGTTCCGTCTTGCTTACTTCTAGCATTTGGTCTAGCTGTTCCTGTACTTGCCAATTCTAGCTTGTCATTAGCAATTTCATTTAAAACATCTTCAAAGTCAAAGTCTTGGTGTTCTCCATCTACTATTTCTTCTTCTATTAGTTCCCATTCTTCAGGCATATCTTCTCCAAACTCTTCAATGAACTTAGAAAGCTCTGTAGCTTCTTGATGTCCTTCACAAGCCATATAGACTGTCTTACCCTCGTAATCGTGTTCGTGATACCCTTCACACCCTAAAGTCTTTGCACTCGCTAAGGCTTCTTCTATAGTATCAAAAACAGGCTTTCCATCAATCATTCCAACTTTTGAAAAGTCTAGAGTTTCTTCTTCAACCTCTAAAGGTGGCAATCCAATTTCTTCTCTTATTTCGTCTTGTGTCATTACTTCTCTAATAGTCTTAGAGTCAAATTGTATTGTTATTGGTTTAAGCTGTACGAACTGAATAGGCATATCCATATTGTTTACCTGGAATATCTTGTGTAATACTTTTAATATTTGCCCTTGAAATGGCATAACCACAGTATTGAGGTAAAAATTAGAAGCGTTTAAAAGCTCGTCTGCGTTGCTTGAGAACCCATTAGCACTATCTAAGCCCATAAGTGTCTTAGACGTCACCCTATGCCCACTGAGGATGTTGCTAGTTAAAAGTTCTTGAAGTGCTAAAAATTGTTTATCTAAATCTGAAGGACTGATAGAAGTTATTTCAGGAACTCTAGTCTTATCATCTGAGAAAGTCAAAACGAATTTTCCTGCATTCTTTTCAGATGTAAATTTAGCTTCTAAACTTTGTTCTATTTGTCTTCTCTCTTCTGCTGTCGGTATTCCGTTAGCAAAACTAATCATAAACGAACCTGTAAATCCGTTAGATATGTTATTGAGGTGGAACTCAGAAACTTTAGAATCGATTAAAGCCCAGTTGTTACAACTAACATAATCAGGAGTATAATACGAGTTCATATTAGGACTATAAAGCCCTGTGTAAAGAATTTGATTAGGAGAAGTTCTATCGTTTACATTAAATGCAGGTACTCTATAAGGCTTGTTAGTTCTTGTATTTGCCCAATCTCCTGAAACATAATAACCTCTAGTTTTTCCAAATTCATCAGGACGTTCGCATCTAATCTTCTCTACAGGGATGTGATAGATTTCAGCTATTTGTGTTCTGTCTTTTGACCATACAATATTAAGAGCGAATGCTCCTTGAAGTTTAAAGTCAAATGCTACCTTTTTTAATACTTCGTGAAGCGTTTCATTTCCATTAGCATTGTTCATAAAGTTTTGAAGCTTTACTCTTGCTTCTTCATCTCTGTCATCTTCATCTGATATGACAATGTCCTCTGCACTTATCATTTCGCTAGTCGCATTCACGATAGCAGCCGTTATAGAACTTGAATAGTAAAGGTCAATTAAAAACTGAGGATAGAGGTTTCTCCATTGCCCATTTGCATCACCGTATTCAATGTAATCCTTACCTCTGACTTCCTGAACTAAGGGACTTGTACTTGTGCTTAAATCTATCGAAATTATTTTATCCATATTTTTTGTTTATTGTCCGTAATATATAGTATTAGTTCCTGAAGGTTCAGGGTGTTGAGTGTATTGCACTTGCTCTGTTCCTGCTTTTTCTGTTAAGTTAAGTATTCCTTTTGTAACTATTCCTTGAACTACTCCGTTACTATCCGATACAGGAAGTACATCTGTTTCTGTTGATGGTGCTTTTCCTCCTCCTACTGTTACAGCTCCAATCCAACTTACTTCATACACTTCGTACTTCCAATGTCCTGCAGGTAAAAGTTTCGTACTTCCTGCAAACAAATCAGGGTTTATGTTATAACTGAAAACCATATTCGTATATCTTGGTAAAATACCTGAAGTCAATGTAGGATAAGCATAAGCAATAGAACCATCAAGGTCATTGATAAACTTAACTAAGAATCTAATCTGTGTAGAAGCTACTGACGTATCTATTCTATTGTCCTCTGTGCAAATGTCAGGCTTAAATCCTGTTTCAGTAAATGCTTGTATCATACTATATAATAGAAAAAGTCTGTTTCTGTTTGGTTAATAAAGGAAAAAGGCTGCCAAAGCAACCTTAATCCCTATAGTGAACGCTAGATTGCTCTATATACAGACGAACTGCACCACCCTCACTAAGTGTAAAAAAAGGGTAACCGTTAAGCTACCCTCTTTAAAATATATAAAAGAATACTGATTAAGATTCTATTGGGTTTCCTGCACCAAAATTAAATGCTGCATTGTCAAAAGGAATTGTAGTGTAGTCTGCTACTATAGGCATAGGCAAAGCTTCCATTCCGTCGAAGGTTAGAGTGTAACCATTTTTATCTCCCCAAGCTGCCCCTGAATCAATAGTACCTGCATTAAGTTCCATACCATTAACTACTCCCATAGCTACGATAATATCGTGTCCGTTTGCTAGTTGTTGGTTTAATTGTGCAAAGACAACCACTTTGGTAGCTCCTAAAAGCTTAATCTGATTTTGGTCTTCCTTGCTGATACGATTGAATAATACTTGAGCCGTTGGCGTATAGTAAATCGTTCCGTTCTCACGTGAACCTACGATAGTGTCTGTAATACTAGCTACACCCAAAGGCATAGTGTATCTGTAAAGAACATTAGAAGCCATTTCAATATCTGTTACTTCACCTGCTGTTTGAACTAATCCTACTGTTTCTATTGGTGCTGTAAATTGGTCAAGAACTCCGAAATAAATAAATTTCACTCCTCCTGAAATTCTATTGCA